CGAAGAGTATGATTAACACCATCCCTGCCGGCTCCGCAACGGAGTCGGTTGGTGGTGTGGTCTATTCGACTGGAGGGAGCGAGGGTCAGGAGGCGATAGCCTCCTTTCCCGACGGGTGCCTTGGCGCAATAGTGCCAAAAGGCTCCGTTCTGGTACCTGTCGGTACCAGGACCTCGACTTCAGCCGGCTGGCGCAGGCTATTGCCTACGCCTCCGGAAGGTGGTGGTGCGGTATGCTCGATAGGGCATACCCCACGGGTGACTTCCAATGGTCCACCACCAAACCTTATAATGCCGAGTGGGTCGCTTCTGTCGATGCAGACCCGCTCGGGCCGGTCAATCGGACCCCAAATCTGGGAGAAGAAAGACCGTTACCTATCGGCCGAGGGAAGTCAGGGACTCTATAGAGTCCTGACAAAGGACCTAGGGATAGGAACTCGTGCTGCACGGATATACTCCCGTATGTCCCTGCACACGATAAGGCGTATCGAGGAGTTCATATCTGGACTCGTAGATGCGCTTATTTGCGCAGATCCAACAATATTTTGTTGGGGTGATGACCGTTTAACGGTCATGCACGTTGTGCGCAATATAATGTCAGTAGGTATTTCCAATCGGAATTACCTAGTAGACAATTACAAGATGTGGAGCAATGAGTTGTTCCATCATGTTGCAGAAACGGTTACTATCGGAAAAGTTGAAAAACCTTCCGGTAACCAACCGTTCCGGCCACTTGAGCGACTGTCTATCGTCAGCCAGCTCCGGGCCGGTCGATGTGACATGCTGGGATACCAGTGGCTATCACATCTAGTCTCCTCGAGACAATACCCATATATGGGTAAAGTTACTGAGGATAAATCCTGGGATAAACTGAAGACAGTTTTAACCTCGGATTTCAAGCCTAGTCCAATAACCGAATCTCGGTTAGCATCCGCCGCTAGACGGATTGGCGGGATCTGTCGATCCCTAAGGACAAAGGCTATCCCCGATGGTGCAGCTCACGTATCCGTGACCTCATCAGGGGAATACAGCCACCCGGTGTCGAAAGGCGCTCAGGCGGGTGCAGTGCGGGAAGCCCTAGAAAGAATACTGACTAGGGTACCCGAAGAAGACCAAGTGGAGGAAACTCCATTTGGCCCTGCCACCCACACGAAGGGTATCGAACTGTGGAGAACACTCTACAGACCCGAGGGAAATATCCCTCGAGGAACCTTCGGCGAGAGCTACGACAGCCTAGGGGCTGAACGTTCATTTGGTCTCGACGAGTACGTCGGGAAACAAATGATGTACGTCGCATGGAAGGAGATTTCCCCCCTACCGACGCTCCGTGCCCAAGTAGTCCCAGAGATGGGAAACAAAGCACGATATGTAACACTATCAGACTATTGGCTGAATGTGTTACAAGCACCACTTGCACACGTCTTAATAGAGGCGCTCAAGTGGCATCCTTCTGTCTTCTCAAGCTTTCACCGACAGGATCAAGCTTGGGAGGCAGCAAAGATGATCTCGAAACTTAAGGGGAATACCCCTGAAAGGATCGGGAATGACTTTTGGGTCCTTAGTAGTGACCTAAAAGATGCGACCAATGCGCAGCAACATGACCTAACAAGGTCAATGTTACGGGCGTTTATGGTCGGTTACGGCTTTGGGGACGGTCAATATATTGACTTAGTTCTTGGTACTATTGGACCAAGACTCGTCCTAGAGCCGAATAAATTAGAGTCAATCCTGACAACAGTCGGGATAATGATGGGCGAGGCTATCGCCAAACCCTCATTGACTCTACTTAATCTTGCAATTGAGGAACTAGCGTTCCTCAGTTACAAGGGACGACTGGATCTGTTGAATACAATGGACCCAGCGCCGTACGTTCCATGGCGGTGTATTCACATCGGTGGTGATGACCACCTCGCCATAGGACCGTTAAGCTACCTAGAGACCATAACTGAGATACATCTCAGCGCAGGCTCTCACATTAGTGAGGGCCAGCATGGCTACTCTAAAAAGGTAGTTAAATATACTGAAAGGCTCCTAAATATAGGAAACTTCCAGTATAAACAACCCATACACAGGGAATACCCTAAGTCGATGATAGTCGACAGTGTAAAGGTTCGTCTCATGGAGAGGGGTGAATCCACCCTTCTCCGGAAAGACAATAAAAACGTCGCCATTGGCAAATCTGCCAGAATGGCCGGCTGTTTAGAGTGGTTACCCAGTGACGATCGTCACTGGCCCAAATGGCACAAGGTCATGATTCGTGACCTTTTTATTGTGCGAATGGGCTCTTTTCTACCGAAAAGAGGTACTAATCCACGTTGTTACCATGCCATCCATCTCCCACAGGAGATGGGTGGATATGGTTTAGGGTTCACCGATGAGCTGCTAGAGCACCTCAAAGGTTCACCCGATCCCTTCCGATGGCTTGTATCCAAGGCAATGGGAGGGGATAATATCCGTGAGGACCTCCGAATGTTCAGAAAACTGAACAGGAACCTCTCCGCGCGTGGAATACCACAGGCGGAGGAGATGGCGGAACTTACGGTAAATTCATTACGGATGAAAGTCGAGAGAGATCCCGGCTCACTCGGAGAACTAACGTGGTCCGAGTTGAAACAATTGTTTCCTCCCCGTAATGATAATAACCGTAGCACCATAGCTTCAGCTATGGAAGAAGGAATATATTCCTTCGAAGACTACGGCAAAATGGTCGCAAGAGGCAATAGCTTCTTGGGACTATTAAACCGTGCTGAGATAAAAATCTTCAACACGGCACCATTTGTCTCAACAGTTAAAAAGCTGTGGGACAAATGTGAAAAGGCCGACCTCGACATATATGCCGGGGCCGACTTTTTACCGGATTCAGGGAAGGCTCTATTGAGGCTTCTCCGGGATGCGGTTCCTCAGTACTACTTTGATATTAATCAAACTAGTCTGAGTTGGGAGATACGCCCAGAAGTAACCGATCAAGGGTTCACGCTACGCGATTGCATAGCTGTGCACCAACAAAACTGTCGTATTGTTGGTCCCCACATGGAAAATCCATGTGGACTTCTGAAGGCGTTCTTTAACTTCAGCGAGACTTCCTATCGGGAGGACGCTGAAGATAGAATGCCCCATATGAGACTTGGATTCAAGTTTCTGGGTTTGAGGAATCCCTCAAAACCCTGGGTCATTAATAAACAGCGGACACAATAGTGGCCGACGTTTCTTGGTGAGCTATTGCTCGACCAATAGGTCGATGTGATGGTACCATTCAGATCCAAAGATCTGGACCACCCACCAACCTACTCTTCGCATTGCACAAT